CCCAAGCACCTGGGTAAGATTCATCCAACCCCCCAACGGTCATGTAATCCCATTTATTCATAAGGATAGGAAAGGTATTACCTGTAGGTTCTGTTTTATTTTCTTCTATAATGCTTTCTTCATACTCCCAAAATGCATCTAAATCAAAGGTTTTAGGATCTCTACCTAAATCTTTAATGTGAAATTGATTAAACATACTAGGAGTAGGTTCAATTTGATTAGGAGTCAATACAGAACCAGGAGAGTAATTAGACATAAGTGCTATATCCCATTCATCTGGGAAGACGTTATCATCTTGAGCTAATAAAATTTTATTAGATTTAGCATTGTATACTCCTAAATTATTAGCTCTACAAAAACCTACATTTTCAGGAAGATTCAATACCTCAATATGTTCTTTATGTTTTTCAAGTATTTCTTTATTTAAATCATAAAAACCATCTACTACTACTATAATTTGGTTTTCTTGGGTTTGACCCTTAATAGCAGAGGTAAGACATAAATCTAGAGCTTCGGGCTCCTTGTAAGTGGGGATAATTACTGAAATCATATTGTGGACCAGTTTGTTAAAGGTGTTAACCAGGCAGTTTCTCCATGAGTAGAGTAACCTGGTAGGGGGGTTATTAATAATTCGTTGTGTTTTCTTAGTTCTAAAAACATAGGAAAATCATGAGGATGAGTTTCTTCTGTAAATTTTCTAAGTATGTGTTCTGTTTTTTTTAAAGTACTTACTTTAGAAGCAAAAGTCATAGTTGTGGCATTTGTAATTTTCCAATGACAACTATTGGTTAAATATACTCTAGTATCTTCAGCCCCACCATCACAGTATGGGTTACCACCTTGTGAGGGTTCTAAATATTTGTCGGGATGATCGTATAATGAAACAAATGATGCTCCTAAATTAAATCCTTCTTCTAATATTTTTTGAGATTGGGGCTTGTGTAGATAATCGTTTTCAATAAAATAAATAATTTCATCATCGGGATACATGAGAGCTTCATCTAATGCCATATTAAACGTTCCAGCACCGTGTCCTACAGAAACCCATTTAATACAATCCTCAGCAATATACTTACGGATCATGTTTTCAGTAGGTTCCGAAACATTATCTGCTATAATAGACCAATCGGCATCTTTAAATACTTCAGTAGCATTCTTTAGACATACTTCGTTATTTATGTAATCAGGTTTTATTTTGTTATAACCTGCATCTGATATTCTATAAATTATTTTCATAAACTAATTCTTTAATCATATTTTTACTACGGGGTGATTAGGAAGAGCATAATGGCATATTCCTTCTATTAAAATATTTTTGTGGGAAGGATCGTGTATAACATTCTCACGGATATGGGTTAACAACTTTTTATAAGATTGCTCAGAAACTAAATGGTATTTTGTTAAATTGTTTCTTTCAATTACCTTTTTTAAAAAATCTTCACATGTCCACCCTTTAATATAATTCCAGATCATTCCATTATAGTTGTTTAGAGAATTTATATACTCATAAGTTTCATCTAAATACTTTTTATCATTTAAATAATCTGTTTTGAAAACATTTATAAAGTAAAAGTTAGTTTGTGGGTAAAAATCTTTTTCTATAATTAAATTATAATCATAGTTGTATTTTACCATCCCCCCATGACCAATACCATTTAGATAATAAAAATCTGCTTCGGGTATTTCTTTATTTAAAATGTCACTTTCTATAATAACATCATTAGCAGATTTGCATAGCCATTTTATATTATTTTCCTTACAATAATCGAATATTAAATTGTCTAAATCAGTGTAACCATGATTGTGTCCTCTATTAATTTTAGAGTCAATTAATATAACATCAGGAAAATATTTTTTCCATAAGTTTTTATTTTCTAATTGAAGAGAGGACCCATAATTAGTAGCTACTATTATTTGTTTATATTCTTTAAGAACCTTTAAGTTATAAAGAATATACCTTTCTAGAATATTTAAATCATCCTGGGATGCTATATATCCTATAGTCCCATAAACTGATTTGTTAACTAACTCCTTTAATAACATTCTGTAATTTGTTTAAATCCATTGTAACATTTGAAGGAGCATCATATGGTTTACTGATAGGTACTACTTGTTTAGTTTGTTGGGCCAAATCATATATAGATTTAGTTTCAGTTCCTACGTTATATATGCCTTCACATTTATTATTAATCAGTGAAATAATTAAAGAAACAATTTTATCTGTATAGTCAAAATTTCCAATTTGATCTTCCCATGCTGCTTCATAAGGAAAAGGATTGGGTTTGTGGGTTTCTCTAATAATTAAGTGTTTTGGGTTACTAAGTTGAACTAAAGCATCAGCTATTAACTTGGTGTAACCATACCAGTTTTCACAATGTACTGGTACATCTTCTTCAGTAGCATATTGCTTTGAGTTAGAGTAGACATGATCAGTAGATATATGAACTAATTTAATTTTCCAATTGTCACAAAAATTCAATAAGTTTTGAGTACCTTTAACATTTACTTCCCAATGAGGGTGTTTATCATTAGAATAAGTATCTGTGTGGGCAATACAATTTATAAAGGTAGTATTAGGAGAACGATAAGGGAGTAATAATCTAAAAGATGTAGGTTGAGTAATATCAAATCCATCTTTTTTTCTAGAAATTACATCCCACCCCGTTTGTTTATGTAACTCAGTTCCTAAAAGTCCATCCCCTAAAATAATAAATTTCATTTTGTTACTTTATAATAATCCCCAATTTGAAATTTCATTTTTGTGTAGATAGCGCTTCCATCTTCTTCATTATATTTAGATAAAGGAATAACTCTAAAATCTACACTTACACGAGTATTTTGTGTAGTATTTTGTTTATTCCCATGGGTTAAATAATTTCCATACCATTTTACAGTTTCACCATATAAAGTATTCATAGGGGTATAATCACCCTTATCTTCTTCGGATTCCACCCAAATAGTGCTTGTATCATAAGCATCTGTAAATGGTAAGAAAAAGTTGACTTCACTTTTATTATGTTGATAACTGTTATCTTTATGAAACTCAAATACACTTAGATTATTAACTAAATGAGTTCTAAAAGTAGGAATTTTTTGATAAACAATATTTTCTCCAAATATAGGTTTTATAACTTCGTTAATAAATGCTTTATAAGTAGGAAGAAATTTATCTAAATTATCATAATACTTTCTATGCCAAATTGTAGATTGGTCTGTTCCTTTTTGAAATAATTCATAATTTTGGATTTCATGAATTTTCTCTATATCAGATATTTTAAATATTTTTTCAATAATTTCTCTAAAATTATATTTTTTGATATCATATTTAAAATATTCCATTTTTACTTACTAAAAAATTCTTTAACTTTATCACAAACATAATCAACATCCTCGATAGTCATACCATGATGTGCCCCCAACAAAAATCCGTTTTTCATAATAGTATCTGAGTGTTCAAACTCTTGGAGGTATTCTCTATAAATTGGGTGGCGGGTAACATTACCAGCAAAGGTTACTCGGGTTTGGATATTATTTTCTTCTAAAAAAGTTAACAATTCAAATCGTTTTTCTGTTTGAAGGGGGATTGCTAACCAATTAGGTTTAATACTATCATTAGGTAAAACTAAATCTCCTACCCCTTGTAAATTTTCTAAATAACGTTCAAAATTAGCTCTACGAATTTTAGAAAACTTTTCAAAACGCTTTAATTGGACTAAACCAAAAGCAGCATTCATTTCACAAGCTTTCATATGGTAGCCTAATACACCATATAAAAATTTATGATCGTAAGATATACCATCTACCTTATGGTTAAAACGATCATCCATTATTTCTGAATCGTCTCCTATGCGGCCCCAATCTCTATATTGTAGGCAACGAGTAACATGTTTTTTATCATTAAACATTACCATACCACCTACACCACCTGCTGTAATAACATGCGAGGCATAAAAACTTGTAGTAGATACATCAGTACATTCTGTTTTAGTAATAGTGTCTGCCGAATCCTCTATTAAAAGTATATCTTGCCTATTATGATTATTCAATTCAAACCTTAAAGACTCCCAATCGGGTTTATTTCCAATAAGATTAGGTAACATAATAGCTTTAACATCTTTATCTACTGCTTTCATTATATCCTCTACTTTAGCACAATATGAAGTAGGATCAACATCTACAAACACAGGAATATATCCTAACTGAATAATTGGGGCTAATGTAGTTGAAAAAGTACAAGCGGGGGTGATAATCTTACTTCCTTTAGGCAAATCCAAAGAAGCAATTGCTAAAAGACAAGCCGAAGAACCTGAGTTAACAAATACTCCATGTTTTTTACCAAAACGTTGAGCTATTTCTTTTTCAAATTTAACAGATTGAGGACCTTGCCCACCTAACCACCCAGAACGAAGGGATTTTTCTACTGCTTTAATTTCTTCCTCACCATAAGATTCAAACTTATAGGGGGCATACCATACTTTTTTCATAACTTTTTTCATAATGTTTCGTAAAATTTATTTTGTTTTTCTTGGCGTTCAATATCCTTAACATGAATCAAACAAAATTCATCATTAGCTGGAAATTGGGATTGAGTTTTATGTCCTACTAATTGTTCGTGGACTTTATTTTTCCATTTGATTCGTTTAATATTTTTAAAAATACGGCACTGGTAGTCAGGAAAATTTACCCTACCTTTGTTATCTACATTCCATCTCCACTTTTCGATATGTTCTTTAGTTAACCCATTAACTTTATTAATACGAGGAACCCAAAACACGTCTACTTTATCATTCATTTTAATCATAGATTCAATAGTATCCATCAAATAATCATCTGGGTATTCATCAGCATCTATTTGAAAAATGTAGTCTCCTGAGCAGTTGTCTTTAAGGTTGTTTTTAAATGAGGCAAAATCCCCATTTAATGGAAATTCAATATGTTTATAGGGCATGTTAAACTCAGCATATTCTTTTAATATCTCATATACATTTTGAGTTGTATTGCCTTTATCACATTGTACTACAATTTCATCCTGTTCACGTTTATGTTTAAAAAGATAATCCATAAGGTATTTTATCTCCTTCCACTCATTACATACAGGTATAGCGTAACTTATTACCATTATTTTATTGATTTAAAGACCCCAATATAATCAAGAGCTCCTATATAATCACGTTCACTAAAATTCTTAGAGGAAGATTGATCCATTTTATGAGTGTGATATTCTCCAGGTTTATCCTTTATAGGAAATCTTTCTTTTTCATCCTCAGGTATTTCAGTTACAGGAACAGCTGTCCACCCCCAATTATTTTCCCCAGTCCCATTTACATAAACCATTCCTTTGTCTGGGAGGTTAACTGTACTAGGGATCCAATGGTACCCATTATCGTCTATAAATGTTAATTCTTTATATAATTCAGGAAGGACTTCAAGTTGTTCTTGGAGAAATTCACTATCTTTTTTCATATAGTTGTGTGTCATAAAACCACAACCATAGCATATTCTATTAATTAAATTATATTGTTCCTGAGTTTCATAACAAGCATCACTCCCACAACGGGGACATGTAATTAATTTATCTTCAGCCATTTTTTTCTAATTTTGGTAAGTTTAATTTGGGTAGTTTTAATTCTACTGTTTCTATTAAGGGAGGAGCATAAATATTTAAATATTCTTGAAATTTATTTTTCATATTATTTAAACTAAAAGAATTTTTACTCTTATGATATTGAAGATTTGCTCCTTTTTCATATTTTTGGTAATTAGTAAACACATCATAAAGTCTATTACTAACTTCTGAATTGTTTACTGAGAACCATTTACTTTGTTCTACTAACATGTCTTTTACAACTGCACTAGGGTGGATATGTGTAAGTTCACCTTGGATTAAGGGCGTAAATTTATGATCTAAAAAATCAATATGACCACTCCAGTTAGTAGCAATTATAGGCTTTTTTACTAAACTAAATTCGAGTAAAGGGCGACCAAAACCCTCACCTTTAGTTAAAGAAACCATTGCTTTTACTTTTTTATGATTATAAAGATTATTTATTTCCTCATCAGTAAGTTCTCCATGGAGTAAATAAATATTGGGTAAAGTATCTGCTTCTATACTAGAACGTATTTGATCTATTTTACTTAAAATTGTATCCCTATCTAAGTATGAAGCCCCTGCCCCACTAGTTTTTAATATAAGAGCAGGGGTTTTTTTCTTATTTTTAAAAGTTTCAAGAAAAATTTTAATTAACAATCCTACATTTTTTCTATCTTCTCCTAAATCCCCCTGCATCCAATGTCCTATAAATAAATAAGCAAAATTTTCTTTTACTTGACTTAAATCTATAGAATTAGGAAGTTTAGATGGAAAATACTTACTTAAATCAGCCCCTTCAAAAAGTACTTCTATAGGTTTTTTTAAAAAAATATCTCCTAATTTATCCCCATTATTATTTTCTTTAGAAAATTGAGTAGTTTCAAATACTTTTTTAGAATGAGTAGAGGATACTATGTTTAAATCCATTCTATTTAAACCTTCAATCCATTGAGGGGCACATAATGTAGTTTCAATACCCGCAGTAAAGCCTATATTATATTTTCCTATAGGTTGAAATTCGTTAGGTACTGTTATTTGAGACCAAATATCCGGCTGGGATGGGAGTTGGTTACCAGGAGGTAACATGTGTTCCGATAAAAATCCCCATTCTTCTTGGTGATCTTCAATAAAACCCCAAGGGCAATTTCCCCACCTTTGAGGAAGGACTTTAACTTCATATTGATCTAATTCGATAATACTTTTAACTATATCTCTAGATCTAGCTCCATATCCCGAGTAAGTATCAATAGGGCAACTTATTATATATAAAGGTTTCATTAGTAGTTTAAATTATGGGGGGTAAATTGACGTTTAATTTTGTCGACTTTAATTAAATTATATTTTTTTCTAGGTTTCCAAGTTTCTAATAGGTTATTTATATTATCCATAACTCTGTATCCCATTTGTTCTGAAGTAAATCCTGCTTCTTTACTAGTAGCCCATTGCCTACCTAAACTACCTCTTATTTTTCTTTCTTGGGGACCCATTTCGTAAGCTTCTAGTAATCTATTAGCAGCATCCCCAGCATCACACCTATCATCGAAAATATAAGGAGTAGGTACAGACCCTACAATAGAAATATTAGAAGGATAAACTGGTAAGGCCCATTTACCATGGTTTTTATATGTGCCTCGATGGTTTGAAGGTACTTTACTATCAGGGGTAAACCATTCTCCCTTATGGTCTACAAATCTCATTTGATCTTGCATACCTCCTGTTACATTAGCTATAATAGGATTTCCTACTAATAAAGCTTCAGTTAAACTTAATCCCCATCCTTCATTTGAAGTAAGTTGAATTTGGACATCAGTAGAATTATATAAATAATTCATTTGTTCAGGGGAGAGTTTTTGTTGTGAAAATATAAAATTATATTTTTCAGGATTATCACCACATAAAGCTTCTATTACTGCTGGGAGGTTAGTACCATTGTTATCTATGGGAGAGGTATGTAAAACTAAAGCGCATTTTTTAGCTTTTTCTTCAGGTAATTTGTCTACAAATTGTTTAAAAGCCCAGATAGTATCAGGTACTTGTTTTCTACGAATATTTCTAGAATTATAAAGAGCAACAAAATCATAATCTACCCCATTAAATAAATTAGATTTGAATTCCTGGAGAGTATCCCATTGGTTGTCTTCTTTCTTTATTGGGAAAAACAGTTTATGGTTTAAACCATGGGGGACATAAGAAATAATTTTATCTTTTACTTTATCCCCTAATACTAATTTATTAATATTTACAGTTTGTTTAGAAATACCCATTAATAAATCACATGATTCATAATAAGTTTTATTATACATAGGGGCAGGATAATCATCCCAAATATTAAGGTAAACTATAGGGATTTTAGTTCTAATTTCATTTTCAATTTGAAATAACCAAATCCAATACCTAGGGTCTGTAAATATAAAGATAGCATCAGGTTTTTCTGTTTTAATAAGATTTCTTATAAGATTAGAATCTCCATATCCATCATTAGGGTAAATTTTAACTGAGGAGTCACTTAAGCCTACTATATTATTAGTTTCTTGGCTAAGATCTACAGGTTTGCCTGCTTCAGGGTGTTTAATAGCAGCCCCTACTTGTACCCAATTATAATGATGACATGTATGAAGTACTATTTCTTTTGCTATAGTTCCTATACCAGAATGAGTTCTAAGATCATCACAAAGTAAGAGAATTTTTTTTCTTTTGGATTGGGGTATATACCCTTCCATTTTCGTAACTGCTTCCATTAAAAATTTTATTTTTATAAATCTAAATTAGTGTGATTGTGGATTTGTCTTTTAAAATCCTCATCCATAAGATACAAATGAATGCACCTATCAGCAAGTTTTTGGAAAGAAAACTTGTGTCTAACACAAGCTACTTTAAACTCATCAAATAACTCACTTTGAACCTTTACACTTGTTAATGTCATATCTTTTTTCATAGCGTATATTTTGATATAAATATATGGGGATTTAAAATATTTTATTTTTTAAATAAAAGCAATGTAATTTTTATTAATACTTAAATATTTTTTAGTAAAATCATAATTTTTTTCATTAAATGAAATATTAAATTTGTTTACTTTGTTACATTCTATATTTAATTCAATTAATCTATTTTCATCTTTAACTAAAGTATCAACATGTTCAAGATCATTAACCTTAATTATTATTTTTCCATTTGAATTTATATTATGAAATAATATTTTTAATTTCCCATTATCGTCACCATGTTTTTCTGTTTTATTTACAAAAAATTCATAATCATTATGTAGATTATAATCCCAAAAATTAACGTCTTGATGGATGTAATTTAATTCCTGTACTGGGGTTCCTTTTGTTGGGATATTAAATTTTCTTTGCCAGTGTACTACTATATCTTCTGCTCCCTGTTGACTATATTTTCTGTAGTTTTCTAGTGTGTTTTCTTTTAGTATTTTTTTAGTCAATTCTCTATCAAGAACCATAAATTGTAACGATGAAGGGTATACTGTATCAGTATACGGTTTTATAACAGGATGAACATAGTTAAATTCATTATTTTTTATTTCTTGGATTAGCTCTTTGCTTATTTCTGTGTCATATATTAAGTTATAAAATATATCATAGTCAAATGTCAGGCCCATTTCCATTAATTTCTTTCTTTGATATAGGTCAGCCCACCCATAATCATCTTGAAATACTTCTAACTTAACCCACCCTTCTTTTGTAAGGATTGTTCTCCATTGAGTAAAAGCTCTTACAGGCCATCTTAGTATTGGATTTTCTTTTGTAAAAAAAACAAAATCACTTTTTTTTATTATATCTAGGGGCAAGTGTATAGAAGCAGGGGATAAACACATAACATCTACTCCTTCATTTTTTAGAGCATTTATAGTGTTTCTTAATAAATTTTGTTTTTCTTCTGTGTTGCAAAAAGTACTAATTAAAGCTAATTTTTTCATTTTTTATTGCATAATTCTTTATTGTTATTAAAAGGGCACCATTTACATAAAGGTGATACTACTTTAGGATGTTCTTTATCTTGATGTTTTCCTTTAGGAGTGAAACAATCGTTAATAAATTCCTCTAATATAGTGTCTGCTTTCCTAAGTTTATTCCTACCAGCAGCAGGTCTATGGAGTTGTATTCTATGGATAGGATAATCACTATTTTCCCAAATTTTTCTACGTACAATAAAAAACTCTACTTCTATGTTTTCAAGTGGAATTCCATACTGCTCATTGAAAAACTTTTTATAAAGTACAAGCTGCATTTGCTTGGTTTCATCTTTTTTAGCTTTATCACCCCATCCCCTAGTAGACGTTTTTATATCGTATATATAAAATTTATTTGTAGGTTCATGATATAATACCATATCAATAAAACCCTTATATACTAAATTGTTACCAATGTTTATTACAATAGGTAATTCAATACCCGCCAGGTGCCATCCCCGATTGCCAAAATATTGTTTACGTCTTTTTTTAAGAAAATCTAGTATCGCTACCCCATCTTCAAAAAACTCACGTAATTCTTCAGGTGATGAGTAGTGGGTATCTTTATTTTTAGTATAACCTTCTTTATATAAATTTATAAATTTTTCCTGGAAGATTCCTTCCAGGTTCATAGCATCTGCTTTTACTCCTGATTCTTCATACATTGTAGTAAGCCAATCTTGGATTACTTCATGCATGGATGTTCCAAAAGTGAAATGGATAGATTGTTCATTTTGATAATGTCCATCCTTGTATTGAAGTGACCACTTGTGTGGGCAACTCCTATACATAGACATTTGTGAGTAAGAAATTGTCTTTTGGTAAGCGTAATTTACCTCAGGCAATTCCTTATTTTGTATCTCCTTAAGTATTTGAGGTTTTTTAGGCATTGGTAATAATTTTACTTACCGTATGAGGTTGGTTATGTACTAAATGTTCCTCAGATTTAACCTCCTTTACAGAAAAATGTTTACTTATAATGTTAGCATATTCTAAAGCTGATCTGCCTTTGTTGTGGTATGCTCCTTCTTTAATTGATGTTTCATATAATATAAAAGTAGGAGAAACAGGCTTATGTAATGCAAAAGTTTGAATAATATTATCACATAAGTCATCATCACAGTGCTGAAGTACAGTAGAAGCAAAAAATTGTTTTACTTGACTTAAATCAACCGCAGTAAAATTTTCTAACGTAGGTGTAGAGAGATAATAATATTTTTTATAAGGATTTTCTTTAATAGCTACATCAAGAAGGTTTTGGGTAATATCAACCCCAATATACCTATCAAATATCCAAGACCATCTTCCAACACCACATCCATAATCTAAAGTCAATAATTCACGATCTACCCAAGGTAAAACAAATGAAATTTTTTCATCATATTCTTTATTTTGTTGATTTAGATCATGACCTATGAAGCCAACAGTTTTTTTACCCTGTTGTTGTGACCTATCTACCCAATATTTTTGAACTTCTTGTTTATTTAATCCATTCATTCCCATTTTAATTTTTTATATTCTTGTTTATATTCATTTGGTATATCTTGAAATGTTTTAAATTCTATTTGAGGGTTTTGATTAATTTTTGTAGTAAGTAATGTATTGTCAATTTTAACATCATCGATTTCGAAAAAATCTAATACATTAGATAAATAAGTAGCATCTTTAACCATTAAATTAAACTCAATTTTTAAAATTTTAGGATTAATTTCTAACCACTCTTTAAATTTAAGCCAAAATATATTTACTTCGTTAATAATTCTAATAACTTCATTAGGATTTTTATTTCTATTTACAACTGAGGTGATTATGTCTTTAGGTTCTCTAAAAATTATGCCTTTCTTATAAGTGTTGATATCATTAAAAAAGAATCTTAATCTAGAATTTACTTCACCATAGTAATCTTTTTCAAAATCCTTAATAATTTTTTTATCTACAGAATTACCAGTTTTATATAAATTTTCTTCATATTCCCCTCTGGGTTCATGGTTAACTTCCCATTTTTTAGATTTATTCATTATTGTAGATAAAAACATAGTTCCAGATCTACCATTACTGCTAATTAAAAAATTTTTATGTTTCATTTATTTTAGGTAATCTATAATTTTTTGTTCCCATTCATCCTTTAAAGCATATTTTGTGTTTTTACCAGGATTTTGGTTTTTTGTAAAAGGAGTATCTTTCCAAAGTATTAAAATATTTTTATTTAAAGCCCCAGCAGCATGAGCCAACCCTGTGTCATTAGCTATAATAAGTTTAGCATCCCTTATTATGGCTAAAGATTTCCTAATATTATTTAATTCAATTCTATCTACCATTTCTTCTATCCAAGGGGAATTAACATCTAAGTCTGTTTGGTTTCCTGTAAACCATATTGGTAAATTAGAATGGGTTTTAATTAACTTATGTATATGTTGGGGGGTTTCTTTTTTTCCTTTCCAGTGACCCCCTGCTAAACCATTTAAAACTAATAAATAATCCTGGTCTGAGTAATTATATTCTTGGGGGGAATCTACATATGTGTGGTACTCTTTTGTCCATGGTATATTGTGTATTTTTTGAAATGAATATTGATAATCAGGTATAGTTAAATTAATCATATTACTATCAATAACAATATTTTTATCTTTTATAGAATCTATGTGATTTATAAAAGGACAGTCTAAAAAACATTGTTTTACATAATCCTTAGTAAAAACAACATCTACAGGTTTTCCTAAGTCTTCTGCTAATTTTTTAATAGCAGGAGTTACCATAATAAAATTTCCTAAAGCAAAATCAGGGCTTTGATGTGCTATCATCTGAAAGTCTTTCTAGTTTTTCTAAATAAAGTATAGCATCCATAAGTTCCTCTTTCATATGAGTAACCCATTCATTGAATTTAAGATCATCTCGATCCATATTAACACCATACTTTTTTTCACCAAACTCTGATCGAGTTTTAAATTGTTCTATAACTGATTTTACTATACTATCCATTATTTTGTTAATTTTTATTAATTAATGTCTTCAGGGGTAGGTTGGAAGTTTATATAAAAATCTTCAGGATTATCCCATTCTACATGTTTATTTTGAAAATGATCCCTATATTCTAATCTTTCTTTTTTATGATAGGTTTGGGTTAAACTACCATTAACATGAAATCCTGTAGTATAACAATAAGCAAATTCATAGCTAAGTCTTTGTATAATTTCATTTCTAAATTCTAAAATTGGTTTATCTTCTGGGCAAATTCTGGCTAAATATTCTCCTATTCTCATAATATATTCCATATCCCCACCAAATCTAGTATCCCAAAAATAACCGAAAATATTAAATATATCTTTTTTGTAAAAATTAACTCCGGTAGCTATACCCTTTTTTATGTATTTTATTTTGGGGTCGTTTGACATCATCGTATATCTTTTCCCATTGTATATACCTAAAAGCACTGATAGTTTAGGACTTCTTTCGAATGCATGAATATAAAGATGGAATCTATCAGGGGTAGAAGTGTCATCAGCATCATGTACAGTAAATATATCCCACTTTTTGTTTTTAGAATAATAAAGAGCTCTGTTTCTAGAGTAATAACATCCTTTATTACTTTTATTTTCAAGTAGAGTTATATTAGAATATTTTTTAGCATAACTTTGGGCTATCTTTCTAGATTTATCTGTAGAGGCATCATCTACAACAATTAATTCCCAATTGGTATAGGATTGATTAACTACAGACTCAATTGCCCCCTTTATAGTAGTAGCAGCATTGTAACAAGGTATAATACACAATATCTTCATTTACTTATATTAAAAAACTTTAAATTATCTAAACTAACTTTTAAAGTTCCCTCACCTTTCATTAATAAATTGTGGTCATGTATAAGTTGACACCACATTCTTTCTTCATTTATTAAAACTAAAGGATGAAATTTATGTAAATCATTATGGGGATATTCTATTACTACTTGGGGGGGTGCAGGTCTCTTTACATCTATAGTAAGGGGTTGGTAATCATTTTTGTATACTAAAGAACAAAAAGGAGATGGAAATTTACTATGGTATTTTTCTTGAGTATATAAAGTCTTAGTATTTACTAAATATCTATACCCCTTATAATCTAAAAGCCTAGAAGAAATATTATTTAAAAATTTTTCTTGGGTTAGTTTTATAAAATCCTCATGAATGGCATCATCATTACATATCCTAGTAGATATTATATATTGTGGTAAGGGTTTACTGTTTATAAAAGGATAAATTGCTTTAGCTACGGAGCTTACAGAGGGTAATCTTTGATTGTGAATTTCACCTTTTACTATATGAGCGTCAACCCCTTTAAATTCATTAAATAAAGATATATGATTAGGATTAGCAAGAATTATCCAAGTAAAATTTTTATTACTTTGAGCCTCTATTGAAGGTTTTGTAAAATTATTAAAAATATTAAACCTTTCTTTTAAATGGGGGTAATCATTAGGATAATTAAATATAGTTATAATATAATGTTTATAATCCATTATTTAAACATTTTTGCTACTTCACTTGGTTGATATCCTGCTCTGTATAAATTTTCCTCTAGCACATCATTATCTAATAAAATAACTTCTTCACGTGCTTCACGTTTAGAACAATTTAATATCCCACAAATGGCATTTATTAATTCTGGTGTGGGTTGTTTCATCTTTGGTTTTATATATTTTAACCAAACGTTTTGTTTTGGTAATAAACCACAATACACTGTGTAATATTTTTTCTTATCAGTATAAGGTATAGTTTGTACGTAATTTATTAGTTCAATAAAGGGTTGGTGCATAGATAAAAAACGATTAACCATATAGGGGTTAAAGGACTCCCTTTCTTTATCCGAAAAAGAGTCCCAATCCCGTTTTTTACCTGTTAGTTCTTTTAACCAATCAAATAGTGTCATAATCACCTCGAATTTCAGGTGGTAAACCTTGTCCTAAGATTTTACCTGTTTCGGGGTCATAAAACACAGGAATAGGCATTACTGCATCCTCTGGGCTGTTGGTAATAAAGCGGGAAACTTTGCGAAGGATAAATCCTTGTTGCCATACTTTACCACCATTTTCAGTTTCCATAGAGGTAGTTTTGCTCAAATCAATTTGAGGTTGTTGGGGGGTCATTTCTGATTTCTTCATAATTTATTTCTTTAATTTCATTACAAAAGTAATATGTATTTTCTTTTTTTAAAACTGTATCACAATGCCAATATTTTTTTACCAAGTTAACAGCTTCTTGGGTTGTTTTTTCTGTTTCTCTTATTATACGATACAATAAGAATTTTCGATCTCCAAATTCTATGATGTCTTTATAAAACAACTTTACCAGAGATTTCAAGTAGTTTAGAAATACACGCCATTACATTAATTTCTTTATCAATACGAAAGTTTGAATGGTACATATATTCTTCAATAATAATAATCGCTTCAGCAGGTCGTGATGTATATTCGTCCATACGTTCATATAACGTTTTATATAGCGATTCAAAATCATTTACATTAGAGTCGGCGATAACCTGTCTAATTTGTTTAAATGACTTTTTATTAGGTAGCAATTCAATTACCTTATCAACATAGTTATTTGATACAAGTGTTTGTTTATCTAGTTCTAACTCACCATCTTTAGAAGACATTTGACATACATTAAGCATTTTACGCACATCAGGATAGTATTGATTTATTAAATCTTTAAGATGATCAGTACTATGTTGTACATTTTCTTTAGATAATACTTTAAAAATATGCTTAGCTACTTCTCCTTTACTAGGAGGTACAATTTTAAGTACTTGGCAACGTGATTGAAGTGGATCAATAATACGTTCTACATAATTGCAAGTTAAGATAAATCGTGTGCTTTTAGAAAATGTTTCAATAACATTTCGAAGTGAGGCTTGAGCTTGAATTGTTAAGAAATCAGCCTCATCTAAAATAACCACCTTAAGAGGTTTAAAAGACATTGTACTAGCAAATCCTGATACTTTATCCCTAATAGTCTCAATACCCCTTTCGTCTGAAGCATTAATGTAAAGATAATCACAGTTAAGATTTTTAACTAATAGCTTAGCAAGTGTGGTTTTACCTGTACCTGCGGGGCCATAAAAAATCATATTATTCATATCATTTTCATCAATATACCTAGCCATAACACCTTTAAGGTGTTCATTTCCAATGTAATCTTCTAGGGTTTGACTCCTATATTTTTCAACCCATAAACTATTAGTTGTAGCCATCTCCATAAAAGTCAAATGTTTTAATTGGTTCGGGTTTAATTTCTACTTCTACTCTATCTACAGCATA